TGACTATCAACACAACTGTGCAGATTTATTTAAACCTAACTTAAATAAACTTAAAACTATGATAAAACTAACTTAACACTAGTAACACAAGATTTTTTGTGTTAAGTGGGGGGGGACACAATTAAATTTCAGCATGGTGGCAATGCATTACCAACTATTGGAGGATATGAGTCGAGCCTAAAAACTTGCCTAATTGGGAAAGCTTGCCCATTATAAACGGGTTGAGGCAAACGTAATGCAGCCATGGCTACCGTTTCCGAAACAACGGTTGTAAGTTCAGTGGTTTTATTCTTCCCAATTGCATCAAAGTAAACTTTGGTACTATTGAAAGATTCTTTAACCATTGTGAATTCTGGAATATCTTCTGGATCAATACCAATCCAATACCAAATCACTAAGAACAAAGCCAATATGAAGAAAGATAATAAAACAAATAACATTACATACATACAATTTATACCATAACACATCAATATTATAAGCGCAATGACTAATACAATCAACACGACCAAATAAATTGCGACGTGAACGGGATTCGGTAACCCAAACCACTCACCAACAGTCCTTACAAAACCGGCACTAACAACATCAAGGTGCTCGTCGTAAGAAGGGAGAGGCGATGTATAAACAAAGGTAAATAATAATGTTAAGACGACTCCAACTTTTGCCATTTTTAACGCTTTGGCTAAGCACGCAAGCACTTAAGCTAGACAACTCTGACAAACTCACGTTGCATATTATTAACGGCGAGTTTACACTCAGATACAGCACAGTCAACACAAGATCTAATAGTACCAGCATGCGTCTCAAATAAACTGAACAAGGACATTGCCTTGGTAACAATTTTTCCGAGAGTACCGAGAAAATTATCGGACGCCAGATATAGATGTTGACGATGCTCCATAATGCCGTCAGCAAGTTGTAAAGTGTTGTCATCTTTTGCAGAATTTCCGGTGGCAAACAAACCAAAAAACGACTTAGTCGATGGTATTATTTCATGAGCCCTTCTAAACTTAAAAAGGGGCTGAGCCGCATATGGCATGCTTTGTACATTAATCACTCCTATACCAAAATTTCTATCAAAGGCATCTTGCCATCCAATGGATGGATCAGCACTGATCAACTCAGTTGATGTTGTTGGACCTGCAAAACGAATGATACTAAAATCAACGTTAGAAGGTTCAAAAACTGGTGTAAATTTATTAATTGGTTGATAACAACCACCACCATCCTTCATTAGGAATATAGTGGATTTTGGATCATTTTGTGCTATTTGCCCTTGAGTGAGCGGAGGTAGAGTGATAACCGCAAATGAGCTATTGATGTTGTCCAGCTCTGGGTCTGTTGCTATCGCTTGAAAGTACAAACGAAGATTCGAACTTGATGATATAGTATTATTGGGAGTTGTAGAGATAACAAAGTTTTCACCAGTCGTCAGATTCGCTAATTGTATAACAAAGCCTATAGGTAGTGGGGGGTTTTCGTATCGGTACTCATCACCTACATTGAGGACAATGGTGCCTGCCTTGTTACGAACGGCATGATCCGCAGTGAACGTCGCCGAGTTGCCTATAAAAGCACCCAGTGAACCACTTATCACATTTTGAGCAGAACTTTGCACAAACCCAGAACCAAAGGCCGAAGAGCCAGTTGCTGGGTTCCAATTACCATAAGCATGTAAATATACAGAGGGATCTTGTGCGACATCTTCTATGGGAGTCGGTGTTATTTGACAGTTGATGACCAACCCATTGACCGTAGCCTGATTAAATAAGGCAGGGGCATTATGTCCTATAGTTAACCCATCAAACGTACATCTGATTTGGTTAATAACAGGACTAATGCCGTTGGGGCCAGGCGGTGGAATAGTATCCAAACCTTCGGATTGTACAACTGTAAAGTAATTAATCGATAACCCATCGGAATCGACCAATTGGCCCGTTACAAAGTTGGGATAGAGCATTTGATTTGTAGAAACATTATTCAAAACATTTATCAGCTCTTCGGTATTAACCTCACCAAACTCCTGTCCAAGCGAATTAGCCATAACCAATTTCGAGTTTCTAAACAGCGGAAGCTGCAAAACCAACATCGAGTAATTCTTTCCCGTAACATCTACTGAACTTTCAGATTGGAATGGAAATCGTAAAGTGCCATCAAACCGCTGATACGGGGTGGCTGAATATGGTATTGCACCATCACAAATTTTTAAACATGATTCAGGCGTATCAATCTCTCCACAAGGATCGATATAACGCATCAACCATGCTTTACCATCTTGACTAAGTGACTCATTAGAGGACATAGCAATTTGGACGGTATTAATATTTGATGACAATCCACTTGGATTCATATTCTTACTTTTGCGATTTCTTCGTTTCTTTTTTCCCTTGACTGAAGCTACAACTTGTCTTATCTCTTTATCTAACTCCTTCTTTGGAATCGACCTGGCAGCAGATCTCTTGTTCCGATTCCTTTGAACAATAACTTGTTTTGCTCGTATTTTAAGAGGCATGATTTTAACGTGTTTTACCACGTTAACATTTAAGTTTGTAGATAGCATGCATCATGTCATACCCGAGCATATCTGCTGTCGTATCAGGTTTGGACATATAGGTTTTAACATTGAATGGAACAAAGTCAGGGTAGGCTTGATAAAATGCCATATCATACGCTTCATCATACGTATATTTATTGTCTAATCTCCAAAACTTATGCGTCGAATACAAATCTGCTCTATAAGAATCCAAAAGACTCAAATTAATTTTCCCTTTGCAAAGTTTGTAACATTTACGCAACATTGGATATAGTACTGGCACCATATAATTCAAAGCCATCTCACCCATTAGTACTGTTTTAAGGTAATTTTGATTTCCGTTCTTACCGAAATCCCTAACCAACCACCCAAACCTACGGAAGATTCTTGTAGGATCACGCACCATGATGGGACCAGTAGGTCCATCAACAACGCGAGATTGACAATAATCAACATCGGCTAAGTGGTATTTAACAACAGTTTTAGCATTAAGGCCAAATTCCAAGAACAATGATGAGTCAAATGCCTCAAGGTATCCCCTAGACAAAATCAAAACTGAATCATCACCATTACACACAAATTTGTATGCTTTTTGTGGAATTTTACAAGCCCT